ATTCCATAGATTGCTTTGCAACAATCCTTCGTTTCTTGGTTTACTTTGCAAATACCGGGTAAAATGTGCCAGTTCTCTTTAACGCTAATGTCCACCAAGGGTTGTTTCCAATCCCAATCACTTGTGGTGGCAGATAATAACTCTGGCTTAATAGCTTCGGCGACTAATATCTTTAGTGCCGGCACGACCTCTATCTGTGGTAGGTGAGACAAAGCAGAGCCTCTCATAACTCTCTGATCCATTTCATCAGTTATCTTAGCCTTGTATGTCTTTCCCCATTTACCCATAAATCGTCCAATTTTTGGTGCCAGTACGTAAGTGTCACGATGAATGTCGCCACTATCGTACGTGCATGGCCAAAAATATTGCGAACAGAACGTCGCTCTGTGATGCGTTTCTCTTTTTGACACAGTAAAATCAAACCCAAATCTCCTCATAGCACTTTGGTAACTGGCCTCCCCGAAATTATCGTAAACCGATTGTTCGCAAAAGACAATTACGTCATCGCCCAAAATAAGTATCTTCCACATCTCATGTGGGTGATGAACGGTAAAGTACCAATACTGCATTGCAGAGTTTAAGGTTGAATTACCCTCTGACGTGTTAGGATCACCACTCTTTCTCCTACCAAGTGTTTCATATAGGTAGCCATGATGTGTTCTGGCTTTAGTGTGTTCTTGCTGTCGATAAATACGCATGGCTACTTCGTCGACGCCCATTTTCTCCTTAAATGCCCACTCTGCACGCATTGCTTCAACACTAACGTGAGCGTCGAACTTATTGCCATCCATTTCCATGGCGTGAGTGCAGCCACTTTCAAAAGCGAGACGTTTTAGTTCTCCAATTTCTAGTGGGTTTAAGCCACTAACGTATGTGACTCGTTTATCGTACGATAACGAAGACAACATTTTACTCAATGGCTTGCTCCAAACACCCAAAGCAATCTTTGTGATAGAATCAGGTGCTTGAATTAATCGTGGTGCTTTTTCTAAAGCCGTTGGCTGATTACCGGCCAACTCTACCTTGATGAAACTCGTAGTGGTAGTTCTATGTTTATCCAATCCAGGGCCATTTTCAATTTTACTTATGGCTTGCAATGCTTCATTCTTCTTGCAGCTTCCGGATAGCTCAGCAACGAATTTATCGTATGAGTATGGTGTAACAGTCAAGTGATCGGGATTAATGTGTTCATAATACATGTCAATAGCATACATCCACAGTAAAGCCTCTGGTTGCATGTTGACTTCCATAAGTCCCCTCACCGTAACAGCAACAAGCTCATTATAAGCTGTGTTGCTATAACACCCAGGCATATACTCTGGGTCTGACCATACTCCACTTCGTGTTCTTATGTTGTATATAACATCAAGTGTTGTATATCCGGTATTCTTCAACATTTTAGTTGGTTGTACCATAGTTTCAATTGATGAGCTAATGATGCCTTTCTTGTTGGGTTTATAGTACTTCACAATAGCATCCATTGCACATGGGTCGAGATATTTGGTGTGATCTCTCAGCAAGTGTATGGCCTGGCGTTGAAATGCATGTGGTTCCGCGACAGTTGCTGCCGCCATTAATTTAGCATTTATGTCACATGGTATGGGAAAGTATGTGATCATTCCGTGGTTCTTCACCACTATAGGGAAAGATTCACTACCCATCTGCATGTGGATTTGTGGCAAACGCCTCCCAGCATACAAGCTGACAATGTTTGGTTTCGAAACGCTAACCCTATACAGGGCTATCCATTTTACCTCATTTGGTAGACTCCTTTTCTGAAAGTTGGCCTGTCGAAGACCAACTGATGCTACCACGAGCAGTATTAAAATTATAAAAGTATATAATGAAG